TTTTGTAATTGAACAATTGAAACCAATGCTTCAAGAAGTAGGCGAAGGTGCAGGAAATATTGTTATTGCTCCAACTGTATTCACCGATAATCCAGGGTTTTAGTGCCTTTTTTTCAGTTGATAGTGACTTTTTTTCAGTTGATAGTGCCTTTTTTTCAGTTGTTAGTGCCTTTTTTTCAGTTGAAATTTACTAATTGCGTAATATATATTTGTAATCTGTTGTAATAAATCCATTGAACGATGAACTTGCAGCTGTTGTATAAGCTCCAAAGTTTTCAATATAAACCCATTCTCCAATCGCCAATTCAGGTAACATAATTTCGTTTGTAATTAAATCAATACTATCACATGTTGGGCCGAATATTTTGCTTTTAAATAATTTTTTTTCATTTCGTTCATTAAAAGGTAACACAATCGGTTTTTTGTGGTCAAAATAAATACAATTAAATGAACCATACACACCATCATTTAAATAATAAATTAGTACTTCTTCCTTCTCCTTTGTAGTTTCATTTATATATATTTCACGCTTTTTACCAATGACATTTAATACTAATGTATGGGATTTTTCAACAAAATAACGACCAGGCTCAGAAATAAATTGTATTTTATCTTCAAGAATTTCTTTACTAAAAAAATCTTGTTGCGCCTTATTTATAGTCTCCGCTATTTGTTCAATATTTATACTATTTTCTATATTAATTCCAGGAAAACCTCCACCAATATCTATAATAGTTATATCTATATTATTTTTAATTGCTAATTCATAAGCAGATTTGCATGTTTTAATAGCCTCGTAATAACTATCAACACTTTTACAACCACTTCCTACATGAAAACTAAAACCAATTAATTTTAATTGTAATGTATTCATTAGATTGATTAATTTTTCAATATTTTCTATTTTGCAACCAAATTTACTATTAAATTTACATAAACTATGACTATCATCAACCGCTAATCTCAATATCAATTTAGCATAAGGATGATATAATCTTATTTTATATAATTCTTCTTCACAATCAAAAGTCATCATATCTACATCATTTGCTCTAGCATATTTAATTTGAGAAGACATTTTACAAGGATTCGCAAATATAATTTTGTCAGGGTCATTCGTTAATTCAATAACAGATTTTATTTCATTTTCTGATGCACAATCAAAATGACTTCCTAAACAAGTCAATACATCTAATAATACTGGATTAGGGTTACACTTCACAGCATAATATGGTTTTATATTCGGAAAAATAGTTATCCATTTATCATATAAATTAATAATTTCACCAATATCTATAATGTAAAATGGTTGTTCACTTTGATTATTTTTCAAAAAATCATCAATAATATCATATGTACTATATTCACCACTATACAATTTTACATTATATTTTTCTAACAATTGATTGTCAAAACTCATATTATTAGTTAAATATTATTTTATCTTTATACCTTTTTTTGATTACTTTTTTACATTGTATTAACGACCAGTCCAAACCTTTACATAAGCACTTTTAGGTTTTCCATTTTCATTAATTTGATTCATATAACCATCATATGTCAATCCAAAGTTATCAGGAGTTTTAGTGATATCACCAAAAAGAGAAGGAAATAAACGAACAATAGGGTCTTCTAAAGAAAATAAAACCCCCATAATTCTCTCTAAACAACATCTATCTGCTCTAGAATGAACAGTTTGTAACATATTGAATATTTGATATTTTTGCTGAAGTTTGCATAAAAAATTATAATTAATATAACTTTGAACACCAAATACACCGTTCCATTTGTTGTTTTTATTTTGAATATTCATAACAGTAGAAACATCGTGACTATTTATATTAATATTTTTTCTAATTTCGTAATTATTTTTTAAAACACGAATAATTCTTAAACTATTTTGAAAATTTTCATTTCGTGTTGGTCCATTAAAATGCCACAATGGCATTACATTTGCATGAAGTTTTCTAAAGGCAACGCGCCTATGTATGAAAACACTATCATGCATAATTACCGCATTTTCCCAATAATGATTTTTCCAAAAATAATAATAAGGTAATAATTCACCTCGGCCAGGATAATCTGATTTAATAATTTCAATATTTTCATATTCTCTATCTGGTTTAACGAAATTATAATCACTATTATCATCAATAATTATTATTTTAATCCCTTGATGAAATGTCTGAATACATTTAACACAACGATTCCAATATTTATTCGTTTTTTCGGAATTAACATGACGAGTAATAATAAAACCAAATGACGCCATTTATTTTATTATTTTAAAATAAAATAAATATTTCAATATCAACTAATTTATAATAATCTTAAACAACATTAAATAATCTAAAATGAATTAGATAAACAAGGCAAATTATCAATATTAATCAATAATTTCTTGTCTTCTGGAGACTTTGAAGAGAGAAAAGCAGCAAATTCAGGGCGCTCTAATTGCATATGAGGAGTATGCTTATGAACAAGTCTTGCAATCATTTTGTATAACTTGAAATCAGGATATCTCTCTGCACCATTATTTTTATATAAAATATTAACACCAGAATCATCTAAACACCATTCAACAATTAAACGAACAATAGGTTCACATTGTTGTAAATTTTGTATTTCATCCATATCATCTACTAAATAATCAAAAATAGAACATGCCAATCTACACAAATCAAAACTAAAATTTGGTTCTAATCTAGCCTTTTTATCATCATAATAAGGTTCAGTGTTATATTGTGTTGCTGCATCTCCCCCATTTTGAAAACTATCACTACAGAAAATATTACCGCAATATTTATATATACTGCGACCAAAATCAATGATTTTAAAAATACGACCAAAAGTAGGCACTTTGTAATATTTTTTATTATAACAATAATAAATAAATTTCTTGTTTGTAGACTTATACATAATATTATTACTATGTAAATCATTATGTGTAAATGAAAATACTTTTTGATAACTAATAAGAATCATTATAACTTGCATAAGTGCAGAAAACCATTCTTCATGAGATAAATCTTCAGTCATTATAAGTTCATCAAATGTTGAATCACAGTTTTCCATACAAATTACTTGTACTGGAAATTTTGGTATTGTAGAATATAAGATTTCCTCTTCATCATCCTCACTATCTTCTTCGTCTTCTTCGTCTTCTTCGTCTTCTTCATCTTCTTCATCTTCGTCATCATCTTCATGTTGTTCAGAATCATCTTGTTCAGATTTTGAAGAAGATTCATTTTTATCATTGTTTTCATCATCATTGTTGTCATTCTCATTATTTAACGAAGTATGTGATGTTCGTGATGAACATGTGGAATTGGATTTTACTGTTGTTTCAAGAGATTTAAATTCAGAATTTTTACTCAAAAATGTATCATTAATATCAATATCAATTAATTCCAAAGAAGAATCTTTCAAATCATCCAATGATAAAACAGGTTCTTCTGAATTATCAAAAAGTTCTTCATATAAATTATCATTAATGGATTCAATAGATAAATTAGATTTGATACTTTCATTATGTTGTGAGTTATCTATTTTAATAATTGGTCTTGTATTCTCCTGTTCATGTTGAATCAAATGCCCATATTCTTGAATGGAAAATAATTCAGTATTTTTATGTTTATTAAAAAAATCCGATTTACATAAATAATCAATATCATCAATAACATTGAACTTGAAATTATTCTTTATTGCTAATAATGAACCGTAATAATCTACTCCATGTAAAAAATTATGATGATAAATCAAAAGACTTGAAAGAAAAGTAAAAAGACCATCTACATACGAAGAATTGTTTACATCTAATATTTTTGGATGAACCTCCTCTTGAACCGAGTTATAATTTGGCAAATTGAATAAATTTTTGTCATTATGATTATATTTACCAATTAAATACTTGTATGGGTCTAAAAGCGGAGCCATCTTGAAAAAAACCTCCTTTTGCAATGATTTACCACTTTTGCTATTTCTAATCATACATTCAAATAAATTAGGGTTTTCTTCTTGTTGACTAATATTATCCTGGACTTCTAAAATATAAGAAACATTGTTAAGATTGATAGATTTGCAGTTTGTATCATTAAGAAGGAAGAAACGATTATAAATTGGACTATAATTTTGTATGTTTGAGAGAAAAAGTCCATTTTCTCTCTCTAATGTCCTAAATAAATCGGAATTTTTCCGTTTTTCATAACTGATAGTTAACTTATCTCCCTTCATTAGCTAAATAATATATTAAATTATAATCATTTTAAACTTATTATTTATAAAAATTTATTATTTATTCGTTTTTAGCAATATTATTAAAATATTTTAATAAATTAATGTCGCTAGAATTAAAGAAATTTGACATGAAAACAATCAGTTTTAAACCAAATGAAGCTAAAGGCCCTGTTTGTGTTTTAGTTGGTCGTCGTGATACCGGCAAATCATATTTGGTAAGAGATTTGCTTTTTTATCATCAAGATATTCCACTAGGTGTTGTTGTAGCAGGTACAGAAGAAGGAAATGGATTTTATGGTAAAATGGTTCCGAAATTGTTCATTCACAATGAATACAATACTGCAATTATTGAGAATGTTTTGAAGAGACAAAAGGGAGTGTTGAGGGAAATTAAGAAACAAATGGAATCCTTCAAAAAAAGCAATATTGACCCTCGCGCTTTTGTTATCTTAGATGACTGCTTATATGATGGGACATGGGCAAAAGACAAGATGATGCGTCTCCTCTTTATGAATGGGAGACATTGGAAGATTATGTTGATCATCACAATGCAGTATCCATTAGGAATTCCCCCCACTTTAAGAACGAACATTGATTACGTATTCATTTTGAGAGAACCTTACATCGCAAATAGAAAGCGTATTTATGAGAATTATGCAGGTATGTTTCCGACTTTTGAGTCATTTTGTCAGGTGATGGACCAATGCACAGAGAATTATGAGTGCTTGGTAATCAATAACAATGCGAAATCCAACAGATTGCAAGACCAAGTGTTTTGGTATAAGGCAGACCCACATAATGACTTCAAATTAGGTAGCAAAGAGTTCTGGGATTTAAGCAAAGATATGCCGTCAGATGATGAGGAGGAGAAATACGACCCAAGCAATACCAAGAAGCGCGGTCAAGGGCCTAAGATAAATGTGAAAAAAACCAAATGGTGAGCATCACAATCAATCTTGCTTTGCCAGCCGACAAAGCAAGATTTTATAAATTGTCAAAACCTATCGCTTTCCCATCTGGGAAAGCGATTTTATAAATGCCAAAGTCGTTCGCTTTCGTTTTTTAAAAATATAATCGTTTCTTAGTTTATAATCTGTAAAAAGGTTGAATATGTGAAAAATTATGAAAATGTTTAAATACTAAAATAATTTAAATATTTATAAATTATTTATATAAATCAATGCAAAATGAAGAAAAAAATTGCTGTGTTTGTCTTTGTGTATATAATAATGAATGTGGTTTGCCAGATGTTTTAAATAATATAAATAGTCTTACAAATATTTTTGATAATATAAAAATATTGGTTTTTTATGATGATTCAAAAGATAACTCATTGTTAATATTGAATATTTATAATAGTAAATATAAGAATATGGAAATATTTATTAACCCCAAAAAAATAAGTCTTTCAAGTGTTGAAAATATTGCATATGCGCGAAATGGACTTTTACAGATGATTAGAGATAAATATTCACATTATAATTACTTTATGATGATGGATTCAAATGAATATTCTTGTATTGGTAAAATAGAACCACTAGTTTTAAAAGAAATATTAGAGAGAAATGATTGGGATGCAGTATCATTTGATAGAGAAGCTGGATATTATGATTATTGGGCTCTTTCTTATGACCCTTTTATATATAGTTTTTTCCATTTCAATAATGATTATAGACATCTTTATGAAATTATGAAGGCAGATTTTGAAAAAAAGTTAGCTGAAAACAAGTCAAAACCTGATGAATTATTTCCAGTTTATTCAGCATTTAATGGTTG